CCAAACACGAGGATAAATACCAAAGCGCCAATTAAGAATAGCACCATCGAACAATGTGTTGTGAGCCACAACCATCGAGTCTGCCCAATTGAATGACTTCTGTAACCAATCCCTGAGTTGTTCATACGTGCCACTTGCCCATACAGTTTCGTCGCTGTTGACTTTTACGCCAACACCAATGACTTCAAACATGTCACTGCGCACGTACTCCTCTGTTGTGATCTTCGAGAGTGAGAACTCCCTGTCGTAATAAGTTTCAAAGTCAATCGTGATTAGATTCATCTTCTTCTCCCTCGTCTAGTTGTAGGTCACCTTTGTAGGCGTATACGCTTGCCATCATCTCATCGTAGTTGAACTCTTCTTCAAAGCACTCGCGCGCCGTGACGAGGTCATCGCTTGCACCCATGCGTGTGTCGTTATAAATAAACAACTTCTTGGGAACCTTGACCGCCTCATTCAGAAAGTCAATACCATGCGCTGTAATCTGCCACATGCCTGATGTCTTGGTCTTGCGTGGGGCACCTGCCTTGATCTCTTCCTTGGTCGGGGGCGGTGCGTATCTTTGTGCCACCAGATTCCAATGCTTAAGCGTAGAGATAGCATAAGAACGCATGACGTAGCGCGGGGCACGTTCGGGTATGTTAATCCACATCTCGCCCGATGAGGCATGCTCTCGGTGCAACCACATCAAAGCCTTGACCATGCTCCCTGTCAACGGCAGAGTATTGATCTTGCCCCACCTATCACACACAGTGCAGTAACCACCCTTGTGCTCAGTTGTTTGTCTCCATGCACCGCGCAGTATCGCAGTGGCTTCGTTCAGTTCGTCATTGCTTATCATCTTCGTTCTCCATTTAATTTATAAGTCGTTATTCGCTTAGTCCAACAGTAGGCGCAGTGCCATCTGTTAGGACTCATCTCTACGCCACCTTCCGGGGGCTTCGCCTCTTCACACTTACTACATAACTTGTATTGGTGTAGTGGCTGTTGACTACCGATGTCAAGCTGTTGTTTAACGAAACCATTCATCGCTTCATGTTCCTTATGTGTACAGCAAAACTTGCTATGGTGTCTTGGCCAAATGCTTTCATCTTCTCGATCTCTTTGGCTACTTCTTCCAACGTAGCATTGCGCATGTTGGTATGGTCACGTGCAAGGTCTGCTTGAACCATCTGACGTTTACGCCAACCCATGGCTTTCTCCCAAATATTTAGTTCACTCATGTGTTCTTCTCCTCATCGGGTCTTGGACAATCGGTTGGTGGGATAACAACGCACCACACGGCCTTGTATTGCTTACGCGGTGCGACCTCCCATCTGTCAATGTATACGTCAGGCATGTTCTTTAAAACCTTTCTGACGTTGGTTCGTGTACAGCCTGACATATCAGCGAGTTCTTCTAAAGTCAGGCCATCGGTTGCTTCGCGCAGGGCGGCTCGCACCTTCTTAGTTACAGTCATATTTATACGTTTGTAAAGTGTCTGACTTTGAGGCGATGAATGATGCGGTCAATGAAAGACTTGGGAGGGTCAAGCAGTGCAGTCTGTAACATCTCAGCAAACGCGCCACCATCATGTAGTGGTTGCTTGCGTTCGTAGTACAGCCCAATCTTGACCTTGCCTGTATCGAATGGAGTTTGTCGTTGTTCGTTCATGGTATTGCCTCTAATACTTTCGTTACTTCGTTTAGGTTTTCTTCGTTGACAACCCACACCAAGCCACCTTGCTTAGTGATAGCGTCAATGTTCTTTTGTTGTAATGGGGTCGGCTTGTTGTTCCCTGCCTTGCACTCAATGGCAAAGAACGTACCACGGAGACACCCAACAATGTCGGGCACTCCGCTACCACCATATCCCCCTGTGACGGGGTAGAAGTAATAGGCACCCAATGTTTTAAGTTGGGCTACTACTTTAGCCTTGACCTTTGACTCAGGCGTTTGTGCCACTGAACCACCCCTTGACACGTTGCCACAATGTTGGCGGTTCGATCATGGTGATTGGTAACACCTTGGGAGGGTGCATGACTGCGGGAGGGCTCCACACGGGAGTTGTGGCGAGCACAGAGATGCCAGTTCCTTGTTGCTTTAACGCACCAAGCCCCTTGGACTTGTTGATTTGATAGCGTACGTTGTACACCACCTGTGGTTTGCATTTGAGTTGAGCCACAATATCCTTGTTGTTGTGGCCTTGCTCGATCAGGGTGCGCACGCGTTGCGACACAGATTTCTTCTTACGCATTTTAGTTTCCTTCGTTCTCAGTTAAAGAATGTTAGGCAGTGCCTAACAACGTATCACACAACGCCATCGGGCTTGTACACCCAATACACGTCACGAGATATTCTGCGACCTACACCTTCCACTTCTTCTGTTGGAGGGGTGTGAGTCATCATCATCAATACAGCAAGGCGTTCTTGTACCCATTTGGGTAGAACGTCGACGTTAATATAATGCCCATCGTGGATGGTGTCAACACCCATTCCGAAACAAACAACATCAACGCCATCAGTACAAACACTTACTCGATAGATGCTGTCGTCAGTAACCACGGGTATGTTCTCTAGCATCTTGTATGACATACTGCGTATATCCACTTGCCATATCCTATTGAGTACGCGCAGTCGATCATCCCGTGTCACGGGACTTGTCACCATCCAACGTACGGCATCATTGATGGTTACGCCTTCGTCAAACTTTTTCATGTGCGGTCAATCCAAAACGTAGTATCAGATACCTTCATACCTACATCCTCGACGTAGTGTCCCTTGTCTACCATACCCAAGGTCGCGACCTTCTCTGCGATGTCCTCGGGCAAGTCGTCCATCTTGAACACTTGTGACATGCTTGACTCGTTGATCTTATGTATCGTCCTGACATCGTTCACAGTCATCACGTTGCACAGTAACTCTTCACCGCGCAGTATCACACTCACAAAGTATGCGTCACGCTTCTTGTTCTCTGCCTCGGTCATCTCGGTCACCGCTTTCTTCCACTTACCTACCTTGTCCTTCAAGGGCTCGGATGCGAACTCGTAGCCCAAGTCGTACAGCGCAAACAACTCATTGCGTAAGTCGTTTAAACCTATCGCGGCATCTTTAGCGTCTCGTGCCTCAGACGTGGCCTTCCACACGTTGTTATGCACCTTGCCTTGGTATGGCTCGAACACCACGTTCGCCGTCTCATGCGGTGAGTACGGACGCATCACCTTCTTTACAGTTTTCATGATGCGGTCTATGTCGTCAGACGTTACCATGTAGTACTGATCGCGTTGTGGGTCGAACTTGTTGTTCTGTAGCAGGCGAGAGTACACCCCAAACTTAGATTCTGTGTGCCCTTTCACAGCGTAGTCAGCATAACCCACACGCATCATGGCGTACTCGTGCTCGGGCATGTACGCCCACACCTCTGCTAGTGCCTGACGATTCGTGCCGTGGATAAACTCACCTTTCATAGTCTTGGCAACACCAAACTTCACATGGCGGTTGACTTTAAGGATAGCCTGACAGAACTCGCCCAACTTCTTACTGACGGGCATGTCGTCAATCACCCGTGTGCCCTTGTTAAATAGTTCGTGTGCCTCGTCAGTTGTGGTACTGATACGGGTGTTGAACCGCTCGATGTACTTTGCCGTATCGTGGTTGATACGTGCTACTGTGATGTGATCGTATGCCATGTTATACCTCTTTCGTTTCTTGCATGTGTAAAAATTTATTCATAACGTAGTTGTACTTCTTACGTACCTCTCGTAACTGTTCCTCGGATTTAATCTCTCGATGTCCCTCGGTCTCTCGTGCTATCAATGCGGCTACTGCCACACGTAACGGGTGCTCTGTGTTTGTCACGACCTCTCGTGCAATATCTTTTGGTATGCCATACAGAGTTGTCCTACCCCATGCGGTACCAAACGCATGCGTAGCCTCATGGTCTTGCTTCCACTCGTCAATCTGATTGACATACTCGTTGTGCGTTGCCCATGTGAACTCAAGCATGGGTACGATAGATGCCATGAACATATAGAACGCTTGCAGTCGTGGCTTCCACTCGCGCTTCAACTCCATGTCAATGTTGCGTGTACGCACAATGATCTTGTCACCCCACCTCTCGAACGTGCCATCCTCGTTGCACTTGAATGTCAGGAACACGTTGTCGTCCACACCATTCGGTCGCTTGTCGCTGTGATTCCATGCGTAGTTAGTCTTGGGTAACTCGAACTTCTCCCACTCGCGAGACTTGTACATGTTACGCAGGGCATTGTTTGTACACACATGCACATACTGCGACCCGCTCTGCTCGGTGTGAAAACTTATTGTCTGCGGTAAGTGATAATATAGAAACCTGTAACGCCCATGATGCGGAGACGGCGCGGTGCCATTGCGAATACGTACAAACGTATCACCACTCTCGGGGTCTCGTGTCCATACAATGGGTGCCATGGCGCGTTCGTAGTCATCGCTTGTATTACGTGCGCTGTAGTCACCATCTAACAACGCATAGCAGTTATCGTCGTACTTCTTAATACGTCTCCACGCATAGCGACGCTCGCTGATAGGACGCATGTCCTGTTCCTTCGTATAGTTCTTACTGATCACGGGCTTGGTCGCCTCGTACCATTTGACTACGGCTTCGAATGTATTGAATCGCATGATTAGTCCTTCACATGAATTGTTTTGCCAACATCGGCTACTTCTTTGTTACCACCTACGATTGCCCACAACACGGGCATAGACCACTGACCCCATGAGCCACCAAGATAGCCATCGGTCAACACCACCACGGCTTGTGCTTTGATGCTGTGCTCTGTGATGTAAGCAGGAACACACTCAACAACCGTCCCCCCTCCGCCCTCGGGTTTGGTAGAACTCGTTAAGTTGTCAATCTCCGCGCCTTCATAACGCTCGTCTGCGCACACCTCTGTGTCCCAATACAATAAGCGGATAGCATCGGGGTGTACTGTGTCGCAGATACCCTTGACCTCGCTTAAGAACGCGGCCAACTCAGCCCCACCGATCGAGCCTGATGTATCGATAGCGATGACCAATTCGCCCACACGTTCGCTCACACCTGATGGCATGTAATAGCCTGATGACACAAACCTGCGGTTGGGCCTACGCCATGTTGAGTAGTCATTCCCTGCGCATGTCGTGTTGATGAACTCACGCAATGCTTCGCGCCAATCCACCTTGGGTGTCATCAATGCTTCCAAGTCGCGGTTACCGCCTGAGCCTGTCTTACCGGCAACCAAGGCACCTTGACGTATCGCTTCATCGATGTCACGTTCCAATGCTTTGTTCTCTTCATCGGACAATCCCTTCGCGCCTTCCCAATCGTGCGAGTCCAAGCCACCATCGGAGTCGTTGGGGATGCCAGTTCCACCTTTGCCACGGCCACGGCCATCACCCTGACCATCGCCATCGCCTTCATCGTCACCCTCGTCATCACCGCTCTCGGCCTCTTCCTTGAGTAAGTTGTACACCTGTGCGCTGTCCATGTCGCGATACTTGGGGTCACACAATCCCACCTGCTTGCCATCACGCATGGGCATACGTGCAAAGCCATCGTGCGTGTTGTCATCCAGTAACTTGATATTGATCACGTAGTCACACGCCATGTTTGCCAGACGTGGATACTCGTCGTACAGATGACGCCATGTATGCAAGTGCCTGTATAACTTGTGATAGCACTCGTGCAATACAAGGAAGCGAAGCTCGGCATCATTGAGAGAGTCTACAAACTTGCGACCGTAGAACTCGTCACGTCCATTGGTCGCGGCAGTTGGTAAGTCATCCACCACCTCGCGCTTACCCACCATCAATACACCCGCAAGTGCAAAGTATCTGTCGTTGTGCATGATCTCCACGATCGCACGTTCCAAGCGTTGCTCGGCAGTCAGTTGTTTGTTAATCATTAGCATGTCGTTCTCCATTAGTTAAGTTGTTAGGCGGTGCCTAACTTATTTCTTGTCACCACCAAACATGTGGTTGTTGTCAAGCGCCCACTTCGTGAACTTCTTGTTAGTCATCACGATGTTCTGCTTGTTGTACTTGGGACTACGTACGCCATTAGCAAAGTACCCCTGTGCTTCTTTGTCCAAGCGTCCAAAGTAATCCATCCATGAGTCAACCCAATCACGCTCGATAGATGCCAACGTGCGGTATATCACCATACATACACCTGCCGAACTGTCGGGCACCTTCGCGTTCATCGGGTCGTCCTTGATCGATTGCAACGTAGGCAACTGATCAGACAGTTTGACAAACGCCATCAAGTCCATCGCGGCCCTCTCGCCTATCGTGCCCATGAGTAAACTTGTTAGCGTGACTGAGTCCATGCCATCGCGCAGTTTCAGCCAATCAGATGCGGCTTCGAGTGAACGTGGTGTGACGAACGCAGTGCGTGGTGCCTTGGGGTGAAAGATGTACTGATTGTTCTCAGGGTCTTTCACGTCCTCGAATGATGCAAACAACTGTGGGTTGTCCTTGCACCAACCAAGCAGGGTGTGATCGATGTTGTTGTTGATACCCCATTCAATCCATTCCATGTTCGTAGACTTACGTGATGTGATCACCGAGATGCGGTTACGTGCATGTGGGGGTAACATGTCACCCACGCCCTCTGCCCCAAGGTTAGTCGTGGCAAACACAATCGAGTCTTGTGATAACTCGTACCCACCCATCTTGCGTTCGAGCAGTAAGCGTAGCATCGCGTTCTTTACCGCAGGGTTAGCCTTGCCGTACTC